GCGTTAGCCCTCCACTGCCACGGTGTCATTGATTTCGTAAGGAGAAGAGCCGTCCTCCGGCTTGTTCACCTTCAACTGGCATTCCAGCTTGGAAACCTCCGTCAGCGTCAGTTTCCCGCCAAGGTTCGCAAGGATCGTACCGTTCGGGATGGACATCGTCTGCCCGGATACGAACTTGATGGTCCACGGACCCGAAAGGTTCACCAGTTCGGTCGGGGCCTTCCAGCCGGTCGGGGCATCCGCCGGACCTACAAGCGTGCCGCCCAAAACGGCCTTGATATTCTTATAGTCCAGCTGGATAAGGTTGAACGTGGGCGATACCTGCCCGTTCTTCTGGAGCAATGTCAGGACGGGAGCGTCGGGAACCTGCTCGGCTTCGACATCGACACTCTCGGGCTTCGTGCCGCCCCAGTCCCAGCTGCCCTTCTCGATCCAGCCGATAGTCATGGCACCGAACGTAACGACGGCGATGCCATAAATGAAATTCTTGTTATTTTTCATACAGTCGTCTCTTTATTAAAACGGTTAATACTATGCCGGATGCCATACCGGCGATAAAGGCAATGAGGGCGATTTTAACGGGGTTAAAACGTTGTTTGAACTCCGTTTCGACCTCTGTTATGCGTTGTTCGGTTTCGCTACGGATACGCACAAGTTCCTGCTTATAGAACTCAACTGTTTGCAGCAGGCTGTCTTCCCGGACCTGCCTTCGAAAAACTTCTTCTTCATAGAGCAGGCAGCGCCGCATGAGCGAATCACAATGCCCGGTGACTGCCAGGGAATCCCCCTGCCTGCGGATATCGACCGAGGCACGCCCGTCCCGGTGCCGGTAACCGGCACCCTCGGGAAGGTCAAGGAGGTTCTGAAAGGGAATCGTCAAAGTCGCCTCCTGTGCCGGAACCGGTTCCTGCATCAGGGTCGAACTCCGGCGGTCCGCCAAAAGATCCTGCATTTTGCGCACCGCTGTTACTGCCACGTCCGCGGACACGGCGGCGCTGTCTGTCATTCTCTCCGCCCGCACCGTGCCCTGTCTCTGAAGGTTCCGGCTCTCTTTGGACGTGCCGCATCCTGCCAGCAGGAACACGGCGAGCAATAATAGGATTACGGGGGTCCACCCCCGGATTCTGTCTTTCATCATTTACCGATTGTTTACTTATTACTTTTCTTAACCGCTCGACCTCTTTCGTCAGGCACGACAGCTTCAGGATCATCTCCTCTTGGTTCGCTTTCAGGTCGGCATTCTCGCGCCGGAGCTGCACGTTCTCCTCCAGAATCTTGCGGTTCTCCTCACTCAGCAGGTTGATGGACGCCTGAAGCTGGGACAGCATGTCGTTGTCACGCTTGCGCCGGCCGAACAGCCAGGTGAAGATGCTTCCGACAAAACCGCCGGGGAGGGCGAACATTAAAAAATTTATCAGGGTGTCCATCTTCTTGCCGTTTATTATTGTCTGATACCTATTGAAACAAGCCACTTACGCACGTCAAAACTGGGGCAGGCTTTGGCCGCCAGTTCGTTATGCCCCACGATACGCACATCAGGAAAACGGCGGTGGAAGTCTTTCACGTACTTCTCAAGCGCACGCTTCTGGCACGCCGTACGCGTGTCCTTCGGGGTCTTGCCGTCTTTGGCTACACCGCCGGCATACACGATATGACGGCTGACGGAATTATAGCCGGCCACGCCGTTGGTGATTTCCCAAGGGTCCACGTTCGCGTCCTCGTTGTTGTCCACCAGGCGCTCCACGCCGCCATTCAGATGGAACAGGTCAGTATACCCGACCTGTTTCCAGCCGCGACCGCCCTTGGATACCGGGTTCGTGTGCCAGGCGCGAATCTCTGCGCCACTGACTTCACGCCCTTCAGGCGTAGCCGTGCAATGAATGACCAGATACTTCAGCCTGCCCATCACGCACCGCCTTCCTCGTCATCAGCGGCCACCTGGGACAACGCTATTTCAACCTTCTTTTCCGGATCAGCGTCCAGGCTTACCACAAGCGTACCGGATACTGCTTTGCCGCTACTGTTCACCTCGACGGTAATTTTCAGCCCGTCATCGGTACCGACCGCCGTAAAACCGGCAGGGACGGATGTCACACTATAATCACCGGATGCAGTGACTGTCACATACTTGCTCTCACCTGCGGCCTTGAACGAAAGGGCGGAAGGGTCGGCTGAAATGGTACGTTCCACCGCCTTGAACACCGGGTCGGTACGGGTGTCAAGCACCACAAACTCCTCACCGAAGGCGATTTCCGTGTCGGCTTTCATAAGCAGCTTGAAGAAGTACAGCTCGCTGGAGTTCATCCACTTGTCAATCTGGATCACCTCCTCGTCGTCCTGGAGATTCACACCAGCGAAAAGGTTGCCGTCGGCGCTCATCGAGCAGAGCGTGGCCACGATAAGGTCATCAGGCCAGGAGTTCAGCGTCTCGATGGTGATACCCTTGTAACGCTTCTTGTTGATGTCCGTCTCGCTCGTATTCTTGTACTCGCGTTCGGTCAGTTCGTCATCGTACTTGTCAAAGTCATCGATGCTCATCAGGATACGCAGGTTCGGGTTCTCGCGCAGGGCTTTCGGAATGGCCTTGCGGACAGCCTTCAACTTGCCGATCATGGAAGTATCGGCAGGAGCCGGGACCACTATCACGTCCGAGTCCTTGGCAGCCTGTGTCAGGATACCGTTAAAAAGGTGGTCGTCATCACTCCCGAACTCGCCGTTGATGTAATGCCAGCCCAACTCGAATTTCACACTCTTGCTGAGTTCATCAAGCAGCGTGTTCTGGGCTTCGGGAGGAAGTTCGGCAAACACAAGGTTGCCTTTCGGCTGCCACTTGCGCCAGATATGCTCGAAAGCGCGGGGGTTGAAAGTGGTGAACGCCATGAAATCCTCCGGATCCAGGGACTTCTCCGAGTAATTGAAGTTACCCTTCGAATCCTCCAGACCCGGGTTCTCCTTGCGTTTCTGGAGCATCTTGCCAGTCTTGATACGCGGCAGGCTGATTTTCTTCTCGACGCCGGGGATCACCATGATCAGACCTTTTTCCACAAGGTCGTTCCCGGTACAGGCGAGTACCAGGATCTTCTCCAGTACCTCACCGTTGTAGTTGGTGTTTCTTACTACTATTGCCATAGCAAATATTTTTATTAATGTTTCAACTTGTCCTTAATCTCGGTCATGCGCTTGTTCCAGGGACTTTCATTTGTCGGGTTCACACGCAGGTCGGTCATGACTTTACGTTTCGGGGAGAGTTTCTCCAGCGCCTTTTCCCCGTTTTCGCGGTCCTTGGACAGAAGGTTCTCATAGATGGGGCGGGTGGTGGCGTCAATACGCCCGTCATTCTCCGCGTCATCAAGCAGTTTCTTACGGGCAGCGGCTTCATCCGCATCCGCCTTGTCCCGGAACTCCTTCAGCTCACCCTTCAGGCGGGTGACTTCAGCATCAAGGCCCGGAACTTTCCCGGCTTCCGTTTCCAGAAGCCCGACTTCACGGAGAAAATCGTCATCTGTCACGCAGTTCTTGAACCGCGGACGTTTCTTCAGTTCGTCTAAATTCATGTTACTCTTGTTTTGTGGCTTGTGCAGCCGGTTATTGAATATTTGGAATACCTGTTCAGGGGTACTGTCCTCCGGAAGGGGGTCGGCATCATAGATACCGTCAATAAGGCCAAGCGCCAGCGCTTCATCGGCACGCAGCCAGTGGTCTTTGCCGTCAAAATACAACGAGCGGATTTCCTCCTTGTCCTTTCCCATGCGGGCGGCATACATCTCGCAAAGGGTGTCCTCCAGCGACTCGATTTCGCGGATGCACCCCCGCATCTCCTCCTTGTTGCCGTAACAGCCTCCCTGGACACTGTGGAGCATCAGACGGGCATAACGGCTCATCTGTACCGGCTTGCCGCAAAGGGCGATGACGGAGGCCATGCTGGCGGCGATGCCGTCAATGTAAATCGTGATGTCAGCCTTGCTGTTTTTCAGGGCGTTGAAAATGGCGATGCCCGCATATACCTCGCCGCCGTTGCTGTTGATACGAACGTCAATCCTGCCGGACAAGGCCTCGGCCTCCAGAAGCTCACGGGCGATATCACCGCTGCGCACATTGTCGTCATAATCACCGATGTCACCGTAAAGGAGGATACAACAGGCGTCTTTCCCGGGTATGATGTTGAAAAACTTTTTCATGCTTATATAGTCTTTTAGGCGGGTGTTCCCCCGCAAAGTTCACGGTGCGAAATTAGGGGGATTAAAGCCGTTTTTCAAACCGCATATTCATCACATACAGTTTAAAACGCCGTCATGAAGTTTTAAAGTGTCATCATGCGCCACGCGTTTTTTTCCGCCCCTTTTCCTTATCAATTTTGCACGTAAAAAAGGAGGAAATATGACCGAACTAAGCATGCAGCAGAAAAGGGAATGGGCGAAGACGCTCTACCTGAAAGAGAACCTCACGCAGCAGGAGATAGCCGAACGCGTGGGGGTGTCACGCATCACGGTGAACAACTGGATAGGCAAGAACGGATGGGAGATGCTCAAGACATCCATCACCATCACACGCGAGGAACAACTGAAAAGCCTGTACCGCCAGCTGGCCGAGCTCAACAACGCCATCATGGCCAGACCGGCGGGGGAACGCTTCCCGAACACAGCCGAAGCCGACACCATATCCAAACTGTCGAACGCCATCAAGAAGATGGAGACGGAAGTCGGGCTCTCGGACATCATATCCGTATTCTCCGATCTGCTTAAATGGCTGCGCGCGTCCGACCCCACACAGGCGAAAGAAGTGACTCCGCTGCTTGACGCGTTCGTAAAATCAAAAGTTTCATAACCATGGCAAAGAAAAGACTTACACCGCAGGACCGCACGGCACTTGTCGAATGGGAGGAACTGGTCGCATCCATACGCGAGAATTCGGACATCAACCCCTCGGACACGGAAGCGGAAATACGCACACGCAGGGAAAGGCTCGAAAAGGATGACGAGGAGTGGTTCCGGTATTACTTCGCCATGTACTATTCATGCGAGGCGGCGGACTTCCACAAGAAAGCCACCAGAAGGTTGATAAGGAACAACCGGTGGTACGAGGTACGCGCATGGTCGCGGGAACTGGCGAAGTCCGCACGGTCCATGATGGAAATCTCAAAACTGGCAATTACAAGAAAAGTACGCAACGTACTGCTGATCTCCAACTCACAGGACAACGCCCAAAGGCTCCTGCTTCCTTTCATGGCCAACTTCGAGGAAAACCAGAGAATCATCCAGGACTACGGGATGCAGAAGAAACCCGGATATTGGGAAACGGGGGAATTCACCATCATGGCGGGATGTTCCTTCCGGGCCATCGGGGCCGGGCAGTCACCGCGCGGTACCCGTAACAAGAACTTCCGGCCGGACTTCATCCTGGTGGACGATATCGATACCGACGAGGAATGCCGGAACCCGGAACGCATCAAGACAAAATGGAAATGGCTGGAGGAAGCCCTGATACCGACCATGTCCGTATCGGGAAACTACCGCATACTCTTCAACGGGAACATCATCGCAGCGGACTGCTGCATAAAAAGGGCCATTGAAAAGGCCACGGAACTGAAGGAAAAGGGCATCGGGCACGTGGACATCATCAACATACGCGACAGGAACGGAGTCTCTGTGTGGCCGCAGAAAAACTCGGAAGAGGATATAGACCTCTTCCTCTCGCTGGTCAGCGCGGCGGCACGGCAGAAGGAGTTCTTCAACAATCCGGTAGCCGAGGGCGAGATATTCAAGGACATCATCTACGGGAAAGTGCCAGCGCTCTCGAAGTTCAAGTTCCTGGTTATCTACGGTGACCCCGCACCCGGCGAGAACAAGACGAAGAAGAGCTCCACGAAGGCGGTGTTCCTGCTCGGCAAACTGGCCGGAAAGCTCTACGTCATCAAGGGGTTCCTCGGAAGGGAGACAAACGCCACGTTTATCGAATGGTACATCAGACTGCTGGAGTTCGTGAACGGGAAAACGAACGTGTACTGCTATATGGAGAACAACAAGTTGCAGGACCCTTTTTTCCAGCAGGTGTTCCAGCCCATCATCAGGCGCATACGCCGGCAAAGGAAGATATCCCTCTACATACAGGGGGACGAGGAGAAGAAAACGGACAAGGCCACACGTATCGAGACGAACCTGGAACCCCTCAACAGCGAAGGGAACCTCATCTTCAACGAGGCGGAAAAGGACAACCCGCACATGAAGCTGCTCACCGACCAGTTCAGCCTCTTCAACCTCATGCTGACGTATCCGGCGGACGGACCCGACTGCGTGGAGGGAGGAAACCGCATCATAGACCGCAAGGCGCACCAGACCGAAAAACCGGCCGTCATCTCCACAAGGAAGATGCGGGCGCACAACAAGTACAGACTGTAAACTTTAATACTTTACCCACATGAGCAAATTTATAGAACTTACAGATTACGACGCGAGCATCCACCGCGAGATACTGGACGCGCTGACAAGGGAGGACAATGCCGTCGTGGAGATATGCGAGGACCGGGCCGTCGAAGAAATGCGGTGTTACCTCTCCAAGCGCTATGACTGTGACAGGATATTCACCCGGACCGGAGACGGACGGAGCCAGCTCGTGCTGATGATGGCCATAGACATCGCAGTGTACCATATTTTCAGCATCCACAACCCGAGGAACCTTTCACCCCTGCGCAAGGAACGCTACGAAAGGGCCATCGAATGGCTCAGGGCGGTGGCAGCCGAGGAGATATCCGTGGACGGGCTGCCCCTGCTTCCCGAAGAGACAAGGGCGGCAAAATCAAATTTCCTTATCAAAAGCAATCGTAAACGTGTAAACCACTGGTAACATGAGCAAAAGACAGAAAAGGGCCGGAAAGATAACCAAAAGCGGAAACCTGCCGAGGCCCGGGCAGAAAGGACCCGCAACCATCATACTGACACAGCCCAAACGCTTCGGCATAGACATAGCGGACTATATGCTGGCCATACGCGCCTTCGAGAACGTGGATTACTCCAGAAGGTTCAGATTATACGACCTGTATGAGGACATTCTCATGGACACACACCTGACAAGTGTCATCGAGAAACGGAAAAACGCCGTGCTCTCCTCCGTCATCGAGTTCAGACGTAACGGAAAGCCGGACAAGGCGGTAAACGAACAGATACGATCCCCGTGGTTCCGGCGCCTCATAGGCGACATCCTCGACGCGAAATTCTGGGGATTCACGCTCGTACAGTTCTACCGCAAGGGGGAATGGGTAAACTACGACCGGATACCGCGCAAGCACGTGGATCCGGTGCGCAGGCTCATACTGCGCCACCAGACGGACACCACCGGAACATCCTGGGACGAATACCCCGACCTGCTGTTCATCGGGGAGCCGGAAGAGCTCGGGATGCTCGCAAAGGCGGCCGTATGGGTGATATACAAGCGGAACGACGTGGCGGACTGGGCGCAGTTCGCGGAAGTGTTCGGCGCACCCATCCGGGAATACACATATCCCACGGATGACGACGAGGCACGGCAGAGGGCGCTGACGGATGCGGAAAGTACCGGAAGCATGTCGGTATTCGTGCACGCCCAGGAAACAATGATGGAACTCAGGGAAGCGGCGAACAAGACCGGAAGCTCCGACCTGTATGACAAGCTCTGCGAACGGTGCAACAGCGAGATATCGAAACTGTTCCTCGGGAACACGCTCACCACCGAGGCATCGGACAAGGGAACACAGGCACTCGGAACCGTCCACAAGGACGTGGAGGAGAAGGTCACGCTGGCGGACCGGCAGGACATCCTGGACGTGCTCAACTACAACATGACCGACATATTCGCCATGCTCGGGATAGACACCACCGGAGGCGAGTTCTGCTACCCGGAAAAGAAAGTCATCGAACCGGAGAAGAAGATGAGCATCCTCACACAGCTACACACAAATTTCAGCCTGCCGGTGGGAGACGACTACCTATACGAGGAATTCGGGATCGAGAAGCCGGCAGACTACAACGAACTGAAAAAACGGCAGGAAGCCGGAGCGAAAGAAATACAAGCGGCGAAAGAAAAAGCGGCAACCGCCGGGGAGCGGGAGGACGAAGAGGAGGAAATACCGGAGACCGGAAAAGAGACTCCCAAAGAGAAGAAAAACGCACTTAAAAACGCGTATAACTGGCTGAAACGTTTTTTCGGGAAAGCCCCGGGGAAAGACGGGGCAGCTTTAGAGTGGTGATGAACGACCTCTACCGGTTGGAAAACAAGCAGGTGGAGAACGTGTTTTCTTTTGATGAGGAGGTACTGAAGAAAGCACTGAAGAACATATACGGCAAGGAGTTCCATCCCATGACCGACATCGAGGAGAACCTGTTCGAGGCCACGTGGAAAACGATGAACAACGCCACCGACAAGGGGTTCGGGGCACGGAAAGCCGATGATCCGGATTATGACTTCTACCGCGAAATACGTGCGAACAACGCCGTATTTGCCGCGTTCAAGGTACACCGGGCACAAAATGACATGGCGGCGCTGCTGCTGGACGAAAACGGCAATTTAAGGCCGTTTGAACAGTGGCTGAAACTTGTCATGCCCATAGCAGACCACCAGATGGTCCACTGGCTGCGTACCGAATACGACACGGCAGTCATACGGGCGCATCAGGCGGCCGACTGGAGACAGTTCGAACGGGAGAAGGATATCCTGCCGAACCTCAAATGGATGCCCTCGACATCCGTACACCCGGGAGCGGACCACCGCGTGTTCTGGGGAACCATACGCCCCGTCGACGATCCGTTCTGGAACGAGCACAGGCCGGGGGACCGGTGGAACTGCAAGTGTACGCTCTCATCAACAGATGAAGCGCCGACAGCGGTACCGGGAAGCGGGCCGGACAACAAACCGCAACCCGGACTGGAAAACAACCCGGGAAAGGACGCAAAACTTTTCTCGGACAAGCACCCATATCAAAAGGATGCGCACCGGGGAGCAAAGAAGACAGTGGACAAACTGACACTGCGTATCAAGGAAATGATAGCGGAAATGTCGGACAACCTGACACTGGAAGAGAAAGAAGCCATAGCCAGACACAACCTGCAAATGGAAAAAACACTTGGAATCACCAAAGGGAAACCCATGACAGTAGAGGAAGCGGACAAACAGAACGCCAACCCGAAGCATAAGGAACAATTCATCCCGGACCCTCAAGGATTATACCAGGACAAACAGGGAAACAAATTCTCAAAGAATCCGGATTTCAAACCTGCCGACAGACAATATGGAATCAACTGCCAGACTTGTGCGCCGGCCTATGCCTTAAGATTAAAAGGGTTTGACATTACAGCAAAGGGCAACACGCCAGGATCCAAACTGGACTATCTGAGCAGGGGGACAAACGCGTGGGAAGTGTGGAAAAACATAGATGGCACACAAGCAAAACACACGAGCATCACCGGCTGGATGGCATCAAAACAATATATGAAAATGACTCCTAAACGGTATCGGGAATTTTTTGAAGAAACCTGCAAGGATGAGGGAGTTTACGAGCTGAGTATAGGATGGAAATCCGGAGGGGGACATGCAACGATCTTACAACGGTTTAACGATGGAGAATTGCGTTACATCGAACCGCAGCATGACAATTCCAAAGGTTCCGTCAATGAATGGAAAGATGTAAGATACTTGTGCGAAAGTGGACAGGCGAATCCGCATTATTGCAGGGGAATAATGAGAATAGACAACAAGCTATTCAACACCGACTTCATCGAAATCTTTGATAAGTAGGTTGATGAGATCAAGGGCTTCAAAATCGGAGTATGTCATGACCTGACCGTCACCATACCGGAAAACAAACGGGAAGCCGGTCGTTACATCTTCAGGGAACTTGTACAAAAAATAGTCCGCCCCTTCATGATTACCAAGGTAATCGAAGGAATCGCCGTACTGTTCTATGAGCCACCGGGCCTCGTTCTTTACTTGTTCGGGTATATTCATAACGCAAAAAGGCACATAAAACGCCTTGTCTGCAAAAGTATAAAATTATTTTTAAAATCAGTCATTTATGGACATAAAAGAATATTCAAAGCTGATAAAAGCCAAGCGCAAGGAGTTGGATGACCTGATGAGACGGAAGATGCCGGTCATCGCCGGACGAATGGCAAAGGACCATTTCCAGGACAACTTCCGCCGGGAAGGTTTCGTAAACGGAGGGCTACACCCGTGGCCGAAAGCGAAAAGGCTGTCCTCGGGGCGGACCGATGCGGCCGGACAGTACGGGACATTACTCTCAGGGAGGAACCACCTCTTCAGCTCCGTCAAGTACGTGCCGGCGGACTACCGCGTGAGAGTGGCAGACGACCTCATGTACGCACCCCTCCACAACTGGGGAGGAGAAGTGCATCCGACCGTTACGCCGCAAATGCGGCGCTTTGCATGGGCGAAGTATTACCAGGCTTCAGGCAAGGCTAAAAAAGCCGCCACAGGCAAAAGAAAGGGCAAAAAGAAGGGTTCTGCCGCAAGCAATGAACCGCAGGAGAACCCGGAGGCGCTGAAATGGAAAAGACTGGCGCTCACCAAAAAGAAAAAACTCCGGATACGCATACCACAGCGACAGTTCATCGGGGAAAACAGCGAACTGTCCGACAGGATAACGGAAAAGACAGAAAACGAAATCAGAAACATTCTAAATTTATAAAGACATGGAAGAAATATTCATCGCGATCATGGAACGCATCGCCGGAAAGATGCCGGAACTCTCCTATATAGACGAGGATTACGGACAACTTGAAGCAGGGGCGGAAGAGGACCGCTATCCGGTCACGTTCCCCTGTGTGCTGATCGGAAACACCGAATCTGACTGGAACGACCTCGGGTACGGGGTACAGAAAAGCGAGTCACTCATCACCATACGCCTGGCCATCGACTGTTACGACGACACGCACTACACTTCAGGTACCTATGATAAAGTAAAGGAACGCCAGCAGAAGGCAAAGGAACTGTATAGGATACTCCAGGGATTCCAGTGCTCGGAAGAAGCCAGCCCGCTGGTCAGGGTGAAGAACCGGGACTATTCCCTGCCCGGAAACATCAAGGTGTATGAAACCATGTATTCCTTTACGTTGCATGACGAATCCGCAATGCAGGAAAGTGCGGCGAGGTTTATTCTCCGGTAAAGAGCGAAAGCTGGACGGCTGTCAGGCGGGGCTTCTTCACCTTCGGGACGGGTTTCACCTCCAGATCCTTCAGTTCCCGGCATTTGCGCCGGATAATGGACATGATACGTTCCTCGGAAATGAAAAATTCCTGCCGGGACAACACTTTCAGGGCGTCATCAAAGCGCAGGCGCTGCACCTCCGTCCAGTAATAGTAACGGCGGCACAGGGCTTCATCACGGAGTTCTATCAGGTTCTTGTCTCGTCCTTTGGCCATAATTGTGGGATACTTGCTGCAAAATTAGGCATTTAACCGGTCATTATAGATAAAAAAACGCCGCATCGTATATGAATGCGGCGTTTTTCTGTTTAGAGTGTGAACAAAATCACATGGTCATCAGTTCGGTGTCATCCTCACCCGGAACAAACGGCTCGACGCGGGTAATCACCTTGCTTTGCACCTTCACCCGTCCGCTACCCTTGCAGACCGGGCATGTGGCAGATGAAGGAGCCCCTCCCTGATCCGGATAAAAGACACGTCCCTTGCCTTCACAACGCTTGCAGGCCATGACATGTGGCGCAATATTCTTCGTCTTTTCCATAATTACAACCGGCAGAATGAAGGCTCGATACGATGCCAGACACCGTTCTCGTCACGTTTGTGGAAATAATAATTCACCGCGGTCTTGTACACTACGTTACTTTCGCGGAAGAGGTCCATGATTTCGGTGTACTCGCTGTCGAAACGGTCCTCCAACTCGTACAGTTTGCTCACCGACTTGTAGTCCAGGTCGCCCTGGCGGTTACGTTCGATCATGGTCATCCCGAGCTGGTACATCGGATCATCGGTCCCCAACTCGCGCCCCATGGCGTAACGCTTCAAGTAATCCACCAGTCGCTCGGCGGCAAGATCGGCACGCTCGTCGAAGCTCTTCACCTTGTTGCTCCTCACCTCCAGCTTCATGTCACCGTCCACGATGGTGAAACTCGCCTGCTCATCCTTGCGGAGCTGGCCGTATTCACGCATCACCGCACGGAAGGCGGCGGCTTCTTTCTCCACCCAGTCGCGGAACGCTTTCACATCATCCACGACCGGGAGCAGCTTGTTCTTCACTTCAAGCATGAACTGCGCACGAAGCCCCTCATAGGCGTCGCGCCGGTTACGCTTGTTTTCCTTCTCTTCCTGCTGGAGCTGTTTCAAAAGCTCCTTCCTGTCCTGGGCGGACAGGCTTTTTAATTGTTCTTTCAAGTCCATAACTAAAAATTAAATGGTTGTTATTGTTGTTTATTCTCACGTTTACGGCGGATGGCACGCAGCTTCACCTGCAATGTGTCCAGCGCCTCACAGTCAAGTTCACGGAACTCCTTACCGGCGATACGGCTGTCCAGGCAGAAAGTATTCACCTTGTCCCAGTCTGCCGTATCAATGCCCAACAACTGCATCTGGTGCAATACCGCGGAGCGCTTCTGGCGGAGGATCTTCCGGAGCTGTTCCTGGTAAGTGGGCGGTACCAGCTTCTGCATGGCGGCCACGGCGGCACTGTATTCCTTCAGCGTCATGTCACGCAGGCTCGTGGTACGTCCCTCCGTGTACTGGGAAACGATGCTTTCCTTCAGCGCGTCACGATCCGATGTCGGAAGGCGGTTCAAAAGGCTGTAAAACGCCGAGTAATTCTCGGGTTTGTTCAATTGCTTGCGGCTGTTGATGTCTATCTGCATGGCTATGTCGGTTTTAAATTATCCCTTTAAAAAGGGCACGCCTCCAAAAAGAAGTTAAAACGTCACTTAAAACTTTTACAATTATGCCGGAGAACGTACCCTGATTCATTATTTTTGTCTGTCACTTTTAAATTTTACAATTATGAAATTTACAGAAGAAAATGCTAATGCCATTTTGGCCGAGATCAACAAGAAATGTTCACCGTACGAATGTCCCATGTGCAAACAAAGAACAAACTTTATTTTCGGTAAAGGTGAGTCTCAAATTTTATCGTTCCAACGGGAAGGGATGCAATTAAAAGCTGATAATGGCATCAATTTTATCCCTGTCATTGTCGGATATTGCCAAAACTGCGGCTATGTAGCGCAATTCAATCTGAATGTCATTTTCCCAGAGAAATGACACCTTTTTGGTAGGTATCATTTTGGAACTTTCCTTCTGATTCACCAGAGGTTCGGCTATCCACATTCCGTTTCTGGTGAATCACTTCAACCGACACCACACTGTTCCTGTTGGTGTTGATCGCCATAATGTATCTGTTTCCTTTCTGTCCTTTCTCGTAAAGATAAGCCCAGTTCTCCTCAACCTCCACGTAACCTTGGCGGTCAACCGGAAGACCGAAACCGTTCACGATTTGCACACGGACCTTCAGACCTTCGAATTTCTTGAATATATTGCTCATAATATTGAAGTGTTACAGGTTATTCAACTCTTATCCTTCCGGTGTATTGGTTTCCCCGAAACTTCATCCCCTTGGTGAAGCCGCCCGGATATCCCAGTTCCTTACTTCTCGCGTTTGCCAGCAACAGATGTTCCCGGCTAAGGGAGGCTACAAAACCTTTGTCCTTTTCCAGTCCCATCTCTCGGGCCTTCCGGGTGACACTGCGTTCGGAAACACCGAGCATTTCAGCCAGCTCCCGGTTGAGGGTATTGTGATAGTGACGACGCATGATGGAAAGCATATTGCCGTTCCAGAAGATACGCGTCGAGTAGCCGTTATGCTCCACGATCCGCCCCTGGGTCCGGTGCATGAAAGTACCATCGGGAACCTTCCGGGTCTTACGGTACCGCTCCCGTTTGTATTCCAGCACACATTCATGACACCAGGAATTCCGGCCCCCGTTCTTCAGCGGATAAAATTCACGCATCCACAACTTGCGGCCGCAATGCGGACAGACACGTTTACGTTTCTGTTTGTTGTTATTCTCACTCATGGCTATTTATACTACATTCATCAATTCAAATTTTCCCGCCAAAACGGGATAACATTGATATCCGCCTTTCTCACCTGGGCCTGCATCAGCGCCATGGACAGCAACATGCAGACACGTTTGTCAGTTTTGACGGTTCCAGATATGGAACCCACAACATGGTCACCCTTGCCAGTCACGATTGAACCCGCAACCTGCTCAAGCCCGTCCGGATGCTCCTCACTGGCCGCAACGCTCATAAAAGCGCTCAGGTCGTTCTCCTTACAAAAGTTCTCCACATACCGGCAGAGTTCCATAACTGCCTCTTTCTGTTTTTCTGTAATCATTTTAGTAAAATTTTAATGGTTGATAATATGTTATTTTTCAATAATATAATCGCACTCAAGAACCTTGACACCACCGTAAAATGTCACTTTGGACGTATCAGTGATACCGAAATGTTCTTTATCCGCGAAAATCATATTTTTCACACCGGACTTCATTTGCCGGACAACGTCCTTAGCTCTTTTATCAGTCCAGCCATGAGCGGCAAAACCGGCCTTGAACTGGTAAGTGGTCGTTACGGCACCGTTCTGAATCCTGGTGGAAACAGTAACTGTACCCACACAATTCTCTATTGTTTTCTTCTTTCCCATGATGATTATTTATTTGTTGGTTTCCAATCCACTGTTATTATCGCATCCAGCTCACCGCTGCCTTCACAGACCGGACAAGGTTTCCGCACATCCTCGCGGCTGCCTTCCTCCGTTCCCCAGAACCAGCCATTACCCTTACAGTAACCACACTTGTGACCGGTACTGACAAAGTTCTCACGGTTAGGCCCCTTACACATATAGGCGGGAGGACAAATCTCCAGCTGTTTCTTTATCCTGCTCATGCCTGCCCCCCTTTCTGTTTCGGTCCCGCCACATTCCAATAGTCATAGGCGCCCTTCTCCCAGATTGTGTATTCACCAGTGGCCCCCTGATAACGTCCCTTACTGAAAGCGACGTAGCCCTCCACCCATATCTTCAGGTCGGCATCATACATCACGCTCGTGGCCGCATCACCTTTAGGATTCTTGCCGCGGGCATGGCTGATGAAAACAAACAGCTTGTCCGGAAACTCCTCCTTCAGTTGGATATAGTCACGATATGTCATCTGTGTATATTGGAAGCTGTCAATGATCACGATGTTGAAACTCTTATGACGCCGGAGCCTGATCTTCAAAGTGGGGATGTCCTCCTTGATGAACGCCAAATGACGGCTTACCTCGGCCATACCAAAGCGCCGCAGGTTATTCTGGACTGTCAGAGAAGTTCCTTCCTCCAGGGAGTTGAACGCCACACGGTCATACTTGCAAAGTTCCTTGCAGAGCTGCATCACAAAAGAGGTCTTGCCGTTACCGCTATTGCCCCACACGAACCAGCAGCCCCGGACTTCCGGAGTGTCGAAGGCATCCTTCCACTTCCCCTCGAAAGGGAACACGTCATACTTCTTGTTCAGGATGTCCCTGACATTCAAGGCACGTCTCATGCCGGCCTTTTTATTATCCTTTTTCTCTTCTTCCATGGTCAGAACAGTTTTAGTTGTCGGATATTGTCTATTTGATCAAGCACGGCCTGACGTGCGGTACCCCGCATCTTCTCATGGCAGAGCATCCAGCCCAAAGCCCACAGAAGAGCATTCTCACGGGTGGAGAACTGTCCCCATTTACGTCCCGGATTGAAACCGGCACCGGAACTGTTCACCTGCATGTGCACACCGGCAACCCACCAGCCATCCTGTTGTCCCACAAGGGCGTCCAGATAGTCGCGACCATTCCGATAAACGGTCACCGTCTCGTATTCCCTCAAGACTGGGTAATCGCTCCAGGGAGCGGGAAGCTGATCGCGACCGTCGATCTTTAAGTATTCAAATTTGTTTTCCATATCCTTAAAATTACGTTTGAACGGTATTTGAACGGGGGTCATTCCCCCACCATGCGTTTCACTTTGTGAATGGACTTCCTCACACGCCGCAAATCAAAGTCACAAGTCGAGGCCTCCTTTATCACGCTATCGATATCTTTCTTGTCAGTCACACCGTTGGCGGAACAGATTGCGAACACATCGTTCACGTCCGTAGGCTCCAGCTCATAAAATTTCCGTCCGATACGGCTGTAGAATTCCTTGTAGCCGGGCTTCTGGTAGCGCAGACCGTTGCTGATGCGTTTGGCAATATAATCGGTACTCAAAAACACGACACCGCATTTCTCCTCCAGCTTGTTGTATAGGCTGATAAAGTAGTGGAACACCGGTTCGGTCAGCTTGTCCGCCTCGTCGAATACCAGCAGGGGCGCGTCCATCTGGATGATATCATCCAAAATAAGTCCCCACACCTCACGGATATTATACCCTTCAGTCCGGATCCCGACCGTGCGGGCGATCTCGCGGACAAAGTCACCTTTCTTCATGTCCTCGGAGCAGAGAATATAGAAAACCTCCTTATGCTCATGAAGGTAAACACGGGCGGTGGTACTCTTGCCACAACCGGCCTCACCGGTCACCCATGTGACATTGCGCCAGCGCTGCGCATCGGAGAGCACAGCCGTGATCTCCTGGTAAGCGCCGGTCTCCACGATCTGCCAGCCGGTAGCGCTTACACCACCAACCTGCGAGGCGACATTACGGAACATCTCGTCACTGATATTCTCATAACGCCCGTTCAGGATATTGCTCACAGTCCCCACACTGACTCCCTTCAGACTACCCGCGGCCTTCGTCTGGCTCGGATACTTCGCCACGTAAGCCCGGAGGCTCTCACTGATGGCGTTCTTCTCTTTCATTGTAATTTCCATAATCAATATTTTTTATCTTATTATAAATCTGTTCCTTATAATTTCCCAACCACCTTGCGGATGCTCACTTCCTTCTTCTCAAAGCTGTCCCATGTCACGTTGCTGATGACCTTCATGTCACGGCCTATGGAAGGACGAGCCGGCTGGCTATATTTTCTCGTGCGACGGTCAATCTGGCGTTGCGCCTCCTTTCCGAGACCTTTCAGGTCAGGGGTGCGCAAACCGTTCTGTTCCGGTGCGACACCATGCTCGTACTCGATATCCTTGGCAACAACCTGACGGTTTATACGCTCGTTGACGACGGCCTCCTGCTGGACGCGGATGAAACGTTTCTCGGCTTCCGTCTGCTCCTGCTGGGCACGGTGGATCATCAGCGGGAACGAAGCAACACACTCGAAACGCATCGCTCCGCCCTTATCCTTGTACAGCAGACGCACGCTGCTCATGTCATAAGGATCGTACTGGACATAGAACTTCTTGTAGGTGTTACGCCGACGCCATTCCAGGTCAGGCTCACCGGGAGCGGAGAAAACCTCGTAAGGGTATTTCTTTCCCTGTACCGTGATCTCGATACCGCTGGCGGTGAACAGCGACGGTTTATCGGTCGTGTACCAGAACATCTCCACCATATCAGGAACGCTGACCGGATCGGTGGCCTCGTTCACGCTGGTATTATACATTTCAATACGAGGGATGCCGGTGGCCGGGTGCTTCATTGAGTTCCACTGCTCACGGGCGGCAGCATACTGCTGCTTCAGTTCCTCCAATGTGGGAAGGGAGTCGATGTTCGCGTTGATGAATTCCAAATTCGGACGGCTTGTCTCTCTCTTTGCCGTAATGTTCTGCCCGGTGAAACCGAAACGTTTCTTCAGCACCTGGCTCTGGAAGCGATAGAAAATATTCTCGATTGTTTTGGACTCGCCGTTATACGGGGCTGTCGGACGATGGATACGGCTGATTTTCGAGAAAAGGCCCAGCGCCGCGTTCTTCTTATGACCGCCCTGGTTGTCGCACACGATCTCGTAGGGTTTGTGCAGGCTCGTCTGGATAGCCATGCGGAAAGCATGGTACTGGGCAATATAGTCCTCATTGTCGCTGATGTAATAACCGAGCAGAACTTCACTATAGGCATCCACCACCTCGTACACGCTTGTAGTGCACTTATTTCCATTCTCATCACGATAGTAGAGGTTCAGCTTCGTGCCGTCGCCATACCAGAGGCTGTCACGACGGCTCGGAAGGATGGTCCGGTGCTTGCGGTCGTAACGCTGGTGCGCCTTCATCTCCCCATAGACCGCATCATACCACAGGGGCTCGATACGCGGGCTGTTGAACCATTCGCGGAGGCTACGGGGACTCTTCAGGGGCTTCCAGCCACGTTCCGGGGCGACACGGTTGTACTCCTCGAAGATCTCCATATCAGTATAAACCGGAACGCGGCTACGTTTCAATGCAACAAGGTAACGTCCACCGTCCTCCTCGATCTTCAGCGTGTTGCTGTTGCCGTATTTACCGCTCACAAGCACACCGTAGTTGTCGGGACGAAACTTGTTTATCAGGGCTTTCAACCGGCCCACACTGCCCGGAAGACTATGCCCGTACACCGGACGCCATTCCTCACTCGTGACAAGCAGAAGCTCCCAAAGGTTACGGCGGAAACCGGTCAACTTGTTATTGGATGAACTCAAGCGCTTGAACTCTTCCATCAGCGCGTTCAATACCGAGGCATTCCAGGTGTATTCCTTCTTCACATCCACGGGAAGAGCGACCATCTCACCGTTCTTGTCGTAGCGGTACTCCTCAAAAAAGCTCTCGGCCTTCTCGTCTTTCTTCACTATGTTACGAATCATTTCCTCTCGCATCTTTTTCTCGGGCTCGCCATGACGCTCAACCCAACGTTTCTTATATTTCTCGGGAAGGGAGGAATAGGAATACAGGGCCACATTGCCCTCGCCACCGCCACGGTTGATACTTTCGATGTTACCGCGACGGACATTTTGGTATAAAGTTATATACTTCATCACCGGGTTATCTCCTGAAGTAAGCTCTTCACAGGTTACACACAGTATATTATTATAGTATTCCATCTTCCGTTCTTTTATCAGTCCTCCAAATCATTCAAAGGGACATGCCTCTTCAGCAGTCGGACTGAAGCCCCAAAGTTCAGCACAACAAAAAACGCCCAAAGCAAATTGTCTTCACTCACGGAGAATATCAGAAAGAAATTCAGACAGAAGTAAAGCACACAAAAGCGCTGTTTATAGTTCAGGCGCATAAACCAGCGCAACTGGTCACCGAACAGTGTCATCAGGTCTCTTTTCATCGTCGTCTTTCTTTTGAGAGTTATCACCTACCTTGGTACCACCACGCTCGATAGCGAGCTTGCGGATGGAACGGGCCAACTTGCTGTTCTTGCGAAATGCAAGGGAGTGGGAGACCATTTCCCGGGAACAACCCAGCAAACCAGCTATTTTACCCACCTCACTGTATTCTACCACTATTCGTTCTTTCATAATTCACTGATATTTAATTATTATAGCGGGCAGTCGCGGACTCGAACCACGGACCATGGCCTCTCCCTTGCGGGAGTTTGGCGTGTTCTACCAACTGAACTAACTGCCCCGGAAATCTATCGGAGTTCTTGTATGGCATCCTCCGGAACACATATCACAGTCCAAACCTGGCCATCTTTCATATAATCGACATTATATTCACGACCGAAAGTACAAATGTTATAGTCCCAATCGCGGATTACACCATCAATGACTTCACCGTTCCTCTTGGTGATTCTCACACTTTGTCCCTTTTTAAATTTTGCTTCCAT